CCCAAAAGCCTGGGCGCATAAGCTGAGAGACAGAGAAAACGCTGGCGAAGAGCTGACAAGAACGCAACGTGAGGCATGGCGCACAGCCTTGAAGCGTGATGTATGACAGCAAATCCCTATTGGACAAAAGACGGGAAGGCCAAGAATTTAGCCTTGCTGACATCAACCGAGCGTTGCAAGATGCTGGAGACCTTGCTCCAGACCGAAGCTGCGGAATGGAAGATGCGGTTCGCCAAGAAATCAATCGAAATTGGGACAGTCAGAGCAAGGAGCTGGTGGGAAGATACCAAGCTCGATCTTCAAAAGAGGCGTGGCAAGGCTGGAGCCGATACCTTGATTGCAGAAATGAACAGGCAGCGCCATGATGCAAATTCACTTCCAAGTTGAGGGCGACCCCAAAGGCAAAGGCCGACCCCGGTTCAGCAGGGTTGGCAGCTTCACCAAGGTGTACACCGACAAACAGACCTTGACTTATGAGGCGCTGATTGCCACCTTTGCCAAACAAGCGATGGGCGGGACGGAACCGCTTAAAACGCCCGTAAGCGTGTTTTTATACGTCAGGCTACCAATCCCACAGTCTTACCCCAAAAAGCGCAAGGAAGCGTGTTTAAACGGCTCTGAGATGCCTTGCAAGAAGCCTGACATCGACAACATTGCAAAAACTTACCTAGATGCAATGAATGGGGTGATTTTCGTGGATGACACCCAGGTCATTGATTTGCACGTGAAAAAGGTCTACGCAACAGAGGCTGGTGTTGATGTCATGGTAATGGAGGCCCAATGAACCCGTACAAGATAACCGAACCAACGTGCATCAGCTTTAGCGGTGGGCGCACAAGTGCATATATGTTGTATAAAGTATTAGAAGCTGGGGGGGGGCAACTGCCAAGCGATGCAGTTGTTTGCTTTGCGAATACTGGCAAGGAAGATGAGGCAACCTTGAAATTTGTTCATGATTGCGAAACGCATTGGAATGTGCCTATAACGTGGCTTGAGTGGAGGGCGGAAGCGCCAAAATTTGAAGTGGTAAGTTTTGAAAAGGCTTCCCGCAACGGTGAGCCATTTGAGCAGTGCATACGTCATTACAAAAAACTTCCAAATCCCGCACAACGGTGGTGTACAGGCCAATTAAAAATTAGGACTATGCACCGATATTTACGAAGCCTTGGTTGGGTTCACCATGAGACTGACAACAATGACTTTATTGGAATTAGAGCAGATGAGCTACGAAGGGCTGCAAAAATACCTAGACATAAAACACCACTTGTTGCCGATGGTGTAACTAAAGAAACCATCAACAGTTTTTGGGATAGTCAACCATTTAAGCTAAATCTTGCCATTCATAGAGGGGAGGCATTACTTGGAAATTGCGATATATGCTTTCTTAAAAGCATTGATAAAAAAATGAACATTGCAAGAGAAACACCAGAAAAAACAATTTGGTGGGCAAAAATGGAAGAAATTGTCACAGAGTTAAATCCAAGCCACACAAAAGCAGGCAATCTCTTTAGGCAAGATCACCCATCCTATAAAGAAATTGCAAACTTTTCACGCAACCAGCACCAATTGTTTGGCGATGAAACCATTCCTTGCTTTTGTGGAGACTAAATGAATCCAGAAAATACTTTTAGGTTTTATGTAGGGATGCATATGCCAAGCAAGGCAGATAAACTCGAAAGAGCATTTATCTCGGTCAACAGACTGTTAAAACGCAAATCAGGTTTCCCTGTCAAAGATTGGATTATGGACAGTGGCGCATTTACCACTATTGCAAAACATGGCTGCTATCCAGAGCCTGTAAGCATCTATGCCGACCAGATCAGGCGCTGGAAGACAAATGGCAACCTTGTGGCAGCTGTCGCACAAGACTATATGTGTGAAGACCATATGCTGCAAAAGACAGGCATGAATGTGCGCCAGCATCAGTTCCTGACAATCGAACGTTACGACCAATTGTTAGCCGAGGACACTGGCGTGTATATCTTGCCTGTGCTGCAAGGCTACACACCACAAAGTTATGTAGACCACATTCGGATGTACGGTGACAGGCTAGCTGTTGGCGCATATGTCGGTGTTGGCAGCGTTTGTAAACGCAATGCCAGCCCAAGTTCCATTGCTCAAGTGCTTAAGGCTATCAAGTCTGAAAGGCCAGACCTCAAGTTGCATGGATTTGGCATCAAAACCACATCCCTGCTCTGGGCTGATGTGCGGGACAACTTGTATTCAGCAGATTCAATGGCTTGGTCATTTGCGGCACGGATGCAAAAAAAAACCCTAATGATTGGCGTGAGGCAGTAAGTTTTCAAAACAGAATCAATCACCAACCAGTACAAACTTCATTTTTATGAAACCAGAACAAGCAGCGGAGACAATCCGTCAGATTGCACCAGCCTACGGTGAGGCCAAAGCGCAACGGGTCTACCTTGAAGAATTCAGGAAATCCAAAAAAGCCTTGCTGATGAAAGACGCACTGAAACTTGGCGTGGAGGCAGCAAACGCCCAGGAACGTGAAGCCTATGCAGATCCGGCCTACCACCAGTTGCTGAAAGGGCTGGCGCTGGCTGTTGAGCAAGAAGAAACCCTGAAGTGGCAACTGGAGGCCGCAAGACTTGACATTGAAATCTGGCGCACACGTGAGGCCACCAACCGAATGCAAGACAGGGCGCACCAATGAAAAAGCAATGCCGCCGAAAGATATGGGCCAAGATCAATCCGATTGAACACGCCATTACAGGGGCAATGGTTGCCAGTGAGGATAAGCTCAACAAGCTGCGATTACGTGAACTCAGCGCCATTGAAAGCATGGTCAACGGGGTTGGGACAGTGCAAGATTGGATTACTCTGGTGCACGTGCTAAACGTGTCTGAAACGATGGGTCACAGTGGCATAGGCATTGAGGTGTTGCCATTGTGTGCATTGGTGCAGCCGGAGATGGAAGCAGCCGCCAAACGCTACGAAGCAACGAAAAAGATGGGCTTGTCTGGTGTTGGCATCAAGTATCTGAAAGAACTTTGCGCCTTGCATGACCTCCAAAGGCAAAGCATAAGTTGTTCAGAGTTTGAGCGAATGATTGACAAAAGTAACAACAACGTCAGGTCAAACCATCAAAGGGTGGTGCATATATGATGTTTCAAAAGCACACATACGTCAGAAGCAAAAAGCTGTTGAAGCTGGTTGCCAGTTTGGACTGCCAGTTATGCGGGTCAGGAGTTTGTGTCCAAGCAGCTCATTCAAACTGGACGCAATGGGGCGGCAAAGGCAAATCGATCAAAGCCAGTGACGAATACACAGCCGCTTTATGCCAATCATGCCACTACGACATTGACCAGGGAGCCAAATGGTCTAAGGCCGAAAGACAATTGGCTTGGAAGGTGGCGCATTACAAAACGGTTCAGGTGCTGACTGACAGTGGGCAATGGCCTGTTGACATTCCCGTGCCTGAGATAGAATGAATACGCTGACAAAGCAGTTGCCAGCGTTTGGGGTTGGGCTTTGTTGCTCGACCCTGTTTTTTAAGGAGTAACCGTGAAAACCCTATTCACAATCGCAGCCCTGCTGCTGTCTTTTGCAGCCCAAGCCCAGACAACCACCCGATGCGTCAAAAATTCGGATGGTAGCTACACTTGCACAACCACTCGAAACGGTGGGTTCTGATGGCTACAAAGAAGGCAAATCCCGATAAGCCAGTAAAGCCAGAGAGAGACAAAGACGGTATCAGTCAAGCTGTACTCCAAGGGATGAGAAGCGGACTGAGTTGCTTCAAAGCGTGCGAAGCCGCTGGAGTCCCAAACAGCACGTTTATGCGATGGCTTGAAACTGACGTTAAACTTGCGGAGAGCTACGCACACGCGAGGGAAGACCTAATTGAGCGCATTGCCAATGAGGTGCTGGAGTTGAGCGACCAAGAAGTGCCACTGACAGGCGATGGCAAAAAAGATTGGCAAGCTATCCAAAAGCACAGACTACAGGTCGATTCTCGCAAATGGATACTATCCAAACTCGCCCCTAAGAAGTACGGCGAGAAACTTGAAGTCTCAGGCGATCCCGTAAACCCGTTGGTTCATCGCATTGAGCGAGTGGTGATTAAGCCATGAAAGTTGAAATCGGCAACGCCACCCTTTACCTTGGCGACTGCATGGACATTTTGCCCACCCTGCCAAAGGTGGACGCGGTGATTACTGACCCGCCTTATGGGATTAAGCGTGACGGAAAACCAAAATCGACCAGTTCGCATGGCGGTCATAAAGGGTATGAATTTTTAGGATGGGATCAAGGTCGGCCAAGCAAAGATTTTTTTGATTGCATCATTGAAAAGTCAGATTTGCAGATCGTTTGGGGTGGAAATTACTTTGCAGACCTGTTGCCTGCAACAAGCAAATGGCTTTTTTGGGATAAAGGCCAGCGTATAGACCAAGCAGATGGCGAGCTTGCATGGACATCAATTGATGGTGCGATGCGTGTTTATTTGTTAAACCGTGCTGCCATTGCACAGGATGGCGCTGTTCATCCAACACAAAAGCCCGTCAAGTTGATGGCTTGGTGCATAGAACAAGCTGGCAACCCCGAAACCATCCTAGACCCCTTCATGGGCAGTGGCACAACAGGCGTTGCAGCCATCCAGCTTGGCCGCAAGTTCATCGGCATCGAGCGCGAACCCAAATATTTCGACATCGCCTGCCAACGCATTGAGCAAGCCGTGGCACAAGGCCAGCTGTTCCCGCCAGAGCCAGTCAAGCAAACGCAAGAGGCCATGTTTTGACCACCCTGCAAATCCAGACACCACAGTGGGCGCTGCCCTTGCTGGAGCCATCACGCTACAAAGGCGCATGGGGTGGGCGTGGATCCGGCAAGTCCCATATGTTTGCCGAGCTAATGATTGAGATGCACATCATGGATCAGAAGCGGCGCAGCGTTTGCGTGCGTGAAATCCAGAAATCACTTAACCAATCGGTCAAGCGGCTGCTCGAAACCAAGATTGAGGCCATGAACGCTGGCGCTTACTTTGAAGTCCAGGATTCGGTCATCAAGTCCAAGAAGGGCGATGGGGCCATCATCTTTCAGGGTATGCAGAACCACACAGCCGACAGCATCAAGTCGCTAGAGGGCTACGACTGCGCTTGGGTAGAGGAAGCCCAAAGCCTGAGTCAGTCCAGCCTTGACCTGCTGAGGCCAACCATCCGCAAGCCTGACAGTGAACTATGGTTCACATGGAACCCCCGACAGCAAAGCGACCCTGTTGATTTTCTGTTGCGAGGCCCAGAGCCGCCTGCGGATGCCAAGGTCATCAAGGTGAACTTTGGCGAAAACCCGTGGTTCCCGCAAGTCCTTAAAGACGAAATGGAATACGACAAGCGGCGTGATCCTGACAAATACCAGCACGTGTGGATGGGTCAGTACCTTCGGAACAGCAACGCCAGGGTGTTCAAGAACTGGAAGATTGACGATTTTGAAGCACCGCCAGATGCCATCCACCGACTTGGCGCTGATTGGGGCTTTTCGATTGATCCGACAGTTCTGGTGCGCTGCCACATAATTGGGCGCACGCTGTTCATTGACTATGAAGCCTACATGGTGGGGTGTGAAATCATCAACACGCCCGAGCTGTTCATGCAAGTGCCTGAAAGCGAACGCTGGCCCATCGTGGCAGATTCAGCCAGGCCCGAGACCATCAGCCACATGAAGCGCAACGGCTTTCCCAAGATCATGACCGCAGTCAAAGGCCCAAAGTCGGTAGAGGAAGGCATCGAATTCCTGAAGAACTACGACATCGTGGTTCACCCTCGCTGTATACACACCATTGACGAACTCAGCCTGTACAGCTACAAGTCAGACCCGCTGACGGGTAGAATCCTGCCCGTGCTGGAGGACAAAAAGAACCATGTGATTGACGCACTGCGATATGCTTGCGAGGGTGTCAGGCGTGCAGCAGTGACCAAGACGATCAATTTCACGCCATTGCCGACCAT